GTGCGGGTGAAGCCGTATTCTAAGGACAGCGCCTTGGTGGCCTTGGCGCGTATCTTCGGGATGTTCAATGACAACATCACCGTCAATGATGGTGGAGTGACGATTGAAGAGAGGTTGGCGCGAGGGCGGAAGCGAATTGAGAAGGATGCGCCCAAGACAATCGATGCCGATTACGAGGAAGTGAACTGACATCCGCGTAGCTTTAGCGTGATGTCAAAATAAGCGGAGGAAGAAATGGTGCACACAGGAGTTGATTTCAAGAGGACTGCGAAAGAAGACCTGATCGTCTGTTTAGGGGAGGATATGCTGATCGTGCCGAAGGAGCACGCGGAGCGTGTGATGTTCGTGGCGGATACGTTGGCGAAGGTGCACATGGACTTGCTGAAGTGTTTTCTGTCCGGGATGTTCATGGCGGTGGCCACGGATGCGAAGATGGCGATCAATACGGTGGACCCGGCGCAGATGAAGTTCGATATCGGGGAAAGCGATGAAGCCTGATAAACTGAGTACGGACGCCCAGATAGCTGACATCTTGGGGGAGTGCTACGCTAAACCCCTTGATTACGTGATGCTGGCGTTTCCTTGGGATAGCGATCCGGCTATTCAGGTGATCGATTGGGAAAACGATAGCGTATTCGTGGACCCGGATACGAAGCTGATCCACAACGTATACACTGGCGATCTCGATCTCGTTACGTATGCTGAATACATGGCAGACTATCGAATGCGATACGGTGTTCGATACGGGCCGGATATGTGGGCGTGCGAGTTCCTCGAACAGCTAGGGAAGGAGATCGACAAGAGAGCATTCGACGGGAGTGTGGCTGTCGATCCTATCCAGTTCGCCACGTCATCCGGGCACGGCATCGGCAAGTCCACGCTGGTCGCTTGGTTGATTAAGTTCATTTCCGACACTCGCCCGTACAGCAAGGGGACTGTCACCGCCAACACGGCTGAGCAGTTGAGGACAAAGACGTGGGCTGAGCTTGGGAAGTGGCACAAGAGATCGCTGACTGAGCATTGGTTCCAGTACAACAGCGGAAGAGGCAGCATGTCTCTTCGCTACAAGAAGCATCCTGAAGAGTGGTTTTGCACGGCGCAAACTAGCCGGGAGGAAAACTCGGAAGCGTTCGCGGGCCAGCACGCCGCCAATTCTACGTCTTACTACATCTTCGATGAGGACAGCGCGGTCCCCGATAAAATCCATGAGGTTCGCGAGGGCGGCACCACGGACGGCGAGCCGATGACGTTTGACTTCGGCAACCCCACGAGAAACAGCGGAGCCTTTTTCGAGGAATGCGAGGGCAAGCTCAAGCATCGCTACATTGTGAGGAAGATCGATAGCCGCTCGGTCTACATCACGAACAAGAAGAGGATGCGGGAGTGGGTTGAGGACTACGGCGAAGACAGTGACTTCGTAAAGGTCCGTGTCAGGGGCGAGTTCCCGTCGCAGGGTACGCTTCAGTTCATCCCGACAGCGTGGGCCAAGAGAGCGAGTTTTCGTCCGAGCGTGGCCGACCGTAACGCCGCCGTCACCATCGGCGTTGACGTAGCCCGGTTCGGCCCCGATAACAGCGTCATCTACCCTGTGATCGGAAACGATGCGCGGTCGTTCATGCCTGTTGTGGGCGATGGGGTTTATAACGGTCTCGATAACGTAGCTGTGGCGAACAAGGTCATTCAGAAGATCGAGTTCTTTCATTCTCTCGGCACGGAGATATCAGGCGTCTTCGTTGACGTTGGCGGCGTTGGTGCGGGCGTTGTCGATATCCTCAACCAGTCGGGGTATGCTAGCTTGATCTTCCCGGTGAACTTCGGAAACACTCCCGTATTCCAGCCGGAGACGTATCGGTATCGCTCTGACGAAATGTGGGGTCGGATGAAGGAAGCCATCAAGACGAGCCTTATCCTGCCGATGCTTCCTGAGTTCGTTGACGAGACAATGCAGATGCCCGGTCGGGCGCAGATACAGACGGCACAGGACTTGTTCGGTCAATTGACCCAACGTGAGTTTGGTTATACACTTCAAGGTGAAAAGATACACTTGGAGACCAAGAAAGATATGAAGGCTCGCGGCCTTGCATCCCCCGATATTGCCGATGCGTTGGCGTTGAACTACGCGCAGGATGTGGCGCGTGTGTCCCAGCCGCACGGCATGAGCCGGTCTCCGCAGATCACCCCAGAAGTAGACCCTCTTGCACACGTGTCCATAGATTGAGAAGGAAGTTTCCATGTGCGTTTCCTCCCCGAAAGCCCCGGCCCCTCCCCCGCCGCCCCCGGCTCCGCCGAAGGCTCCTACGCCCGTGGACGAGAATGTGGTAGCTTCTCGTAAGAAGGCGCGACGCGGCCTTACTGGCGTGAAGAAGCAGACCCTTCTCGGCGGCGCTATCGAAGGCGGAGTGCAGCAAGGCACCGCCAAAACCTTGTTGGGGCAATAACTGACATCACGTGATGTCAGAACAGGAGTAGACCATGGCCATGGACGCCGACAAGAAAAAGAAATCGACGGATGAGCATCAGGATCGTGATGACTTGATGAAGCGTATCTCAGGCATGGAGCTTGAGTATTCATCCTTCGAGGCTCACTACAAGGAATTGTCGGAGTATCTTGACCCGCGACGTGGGCGCTTCTTTGTTGAGGATCGCAACAAAGGCGACAAGCGCTACAAGAACATCATCAACAATGCGGCAAGCCGGGCGCTCAGAAAAGCAGTGGCCGGTAAGTTCGCAGGTGTGATGTCTCCGTCTCGGCCTTGGTTCGTGTGGTCGCTCCTTAACAAGGACTTGCTTGGGCCACGTGAGCACAAGGCTTGGCTTGAGTTGTACCGAGATGTCGTTCTCATGGTCGCGGCCAAGAGCAATCTCTACAACATGGCTCCTTTGATGATCCGGGAGTTGCTCGTATTCGGTACGCCGTTTATGACGCATGTGAATGATTTCGAGAATGTTGCCCGGTTCTACACTCACACAGTTGGCAGTTTCATGCTTGCCACCGACAAGAAGCACAGGATTAACACGGCTGTCCGTAAATACCAGCAGACAGCTTACAATCTTGTAGCGGAATATGGCTACGATAGCGTCAGCCAAAGCGTGCAGAACAACTACGATAACGGCAACTATCATTCGTGGCACACTGTCTATCACGTGCTAGAACCTAATCCGGTATACGATCCTTCTTCTCCTTTCTCGGAGAACTTGCGCTTTCGTTCGGTCTACTTCGAAGAGAAGAACAAAGCCAAGGGTAAGAAAGAGTACAGCGCGTATCTCAAGAAGTCGGGGTATCGTGTGTTCCCCGGCTATGCGCCTCGCTGGATGACCGCCAATGAAGATGTGTATGCCGTAGAAAGTCCCGGCATGGTCACGTTGGCAGATGTTAAGTCTCTTCAGCAGAGCGAGCGGGACTTGATGAACTCGATTGCCAAAGCGGGCAATCCGCCGTTGCAAGCTCCGCCGTCCTTCCGCAATCAGCCTATCGCCAATCTGCCGGGCGGCGTCACCTCCAATTCTGCCATGGGCGGGGACCAGAAGATCGAAAGCCTGTATAAGCTTGATCCTCGCGTACAGGAGCAGGGCTGGAACATCGAACGTATCGAGCGCCGGATCAATGAGGGCTTCTTCACTGACCTGTTCATGGCCATCACGGAGAATGAGGGGGTGCAGCCCAAGAATGAACTGTACCTTTCTCAGGTGAATGAAGAGCGTCTTCTTCAGATCGGACCGGGCCTGCAACAGGTTCACGGTGAATGGCTGAGCCTGATGGTCAATCGCATTGGCGAACAGGTGCTTGAAGCGGGTATCATGCCGCCCGCGCCGAGGGGTCTTCAAGGCAAGGAACTGGACATAGAGTTCGTATCCGCGCTGGCACAAGCACAGAAGTCGGTCGCCACCAATGCTATCGAACGCACGGTTAATTTCGCTGGTGCCATGCGAGAGATGGGTTTCGAGGGAGCGCTGGATAAGATCGACGGCGATCATACGCTGGATAATTATGCTGATCTTGTTGGTGCTCCTGCGAAGATGATTGTTCCGACAGGAGATGCGGAGCAGATGCGAGAGCTTCGTGCTTAGCAGATGCAGCAACAGCAGCAGATGGAGATGGCGGCGCAGGCTGCTAACGCCATGAAGATGGCATCCGATGCTAAACTCGGGGATGATAATGTGCTGTCTTCGGCAGTGGGGAGGAAGTAGATGACATCACGTGATGTCACGCCGGAAGACCT